CGGGCGCGCGGCGGAGGGATGGACCCTGTTTCATAATGGCACACGTGTATCATAATGGGGCAATGGCATGAGACCCGGACCGCCACCTAAACCGACGGCCATAAAGCGGCTCGAAGGCAACCCCGGGATGCATCGGCTCAACGAGAACGAGCCGAAGCCCATTGCCGGGTGCCAGCCGCCGTCCTACTTGACGAAGGGTGCGCTCCTAGAATGGGAACGATCCTACCCAGAATTGGAACGAATGGGCCTGATCACGCGGGTTGACCAGCACAGCTTCGGCGCGTACTGCACTGCGGTTGACCAGTTGGGGCGCGCGGTGCGGTTGTTGAAGCCGACGAAGGCGAACCCGATGCCGGAGCTCCAGGTGTTGGCAAACGGCCGGCAGTTGTTGTCGGGGCCGGAGATGATGCGTCGGCAGGCGGTGGAGGAGATTCGCAAGTTCTCGGCGATGTTCGGCTTCTCGCCGGCGGACAGGGCGCGGATCGTGGCGGCGCCGACGAAGCCTGTGGACGACCTCAACAAGTTACTGAGTGCCAATGATCCCAACTGAGTACGATAACGACTGCGCGCAGCGGGCGATCAACTTCTTTGAGCGCACGCTGTGTCACACGAAGGGGCAGTGGGCTGGGAAGCCGTTCATTCTTGCCGACTGGCAGCGTGACGAGATCATTGCGCCGCTGTTCGGAAATGTGGATGCCGAGGGGCGACGGAACTACCGCGCTGCGTATATCGAGGTAGCGAGGAAAAACGGCAAGAGTGAACTTGCGGCTGGGATTGCGCTGTACCTCTTGCTTGCAGATTCAGAGGAGGGCGCCGAGATTTACGGGGCCGCGTGCGACCGCGAGCAGGCGAGTATCGTATTCAACGTCGCCGCTGAGATGGTGCGGCGCTCGCCAGTGTTGGCGAAGATGTGCAAGATTGTGGATTCGCGGAAAACGATCACGGTGCCGAGCACCGGGAGCTTCTATCGCGCGATCCCGGCGGATTCTGCCGGCGCGCATGGGTACAACGCGCACGGGGTGGTTGTGGACGAGCTGCACAATCAACCGAACCGCGATCTATGGGACGTGTTGACCACGAGCACCGGGGCGCGCCATCAGCCGCTGGTGTTCTCGATCACCACGGCGGGGTTTGATCGGCAGTCGATTTGTTGGGAGCAGCACGAATACGCGAAAAAGGTACTCAGCGGAGTGGTAGAAGATCCGCGGTTCTTCGGCTGGATTCGATCCGTACCCGAGGGGGCCGACTGGCAGGACGAGGCAAACTGGCATCTTGCCAACCCGGCGCTCGGGGACTTCCGCGACATTGACGAGATGCGGACGTTTGCGCGGCGCGCGCGTGAGACGCCGGCGCTCGAAAACACGTTTCGGCAGTTGTACCTCTCGCAGTGGACGCAGAGCGAGTCGCGTTACATCCCGCTGCACAAGTGGGACGCGACGGCTGGCGTGGTGGACGTTGGAGCGTTGCGTAAGCGCGAGTGCTACGCAGGCCTCGACCTGGCGAGCACCACGGACATCGCGGCGCTGGTCCTGGTGTTTCCGCCACAGGGCGAAGGCGACATCTTCAAGGTTGTTGCGCACTTCTGGATTCCCCAGGAATCAATGGTGGAGCGGGAACGTAAGGACCGCGTTCCTTACTCGGCATGGGTGCGTAAGGGGCTGGTCCATGCCACGCCCGGGAACGTGATTGACCACGCTTTCATTCGGAAGACGCTCAACGACCTGGCCGACACGTACTACATCAAGGAAGTGGCGTTTGATCGTTGGGGCGCGGTGCAACTCGTGACGCAGTTGCAGGACGACGGCTTCACGATGGTGCAGTTTGGGCAGGGCTTTGCGTCAATGTCCGCGCCAACAAAGGAACTGCTCAAGCTCGTGCTGCAGGAACGGTTGCACCACGGCGGGAACCCGGTGCTGCGGTGGATGTGCGACAACCTCGTTGTGAGGCGCGATCCGGCCGGCAACGTCAAGCCCGACAAGGAAAAGAGCACCGAGAAGATCGACGGCATTGTGGCTTTGGTGATGGCGCTGGATCGGGCAATCAAGCAGCCGACGCCGGGGCCGCTTGGAGTCTACGCATTTTGATCAAGCCGGATGGTAAGGACGCGCTCTACATCGTAGGGCTTGTGCTCGTATTGGCTGGGGCGGTTGCTTATGACTGGCGCATGGCGATGGTCGTTGGTGGGCTGGTATTGCTGCTGACGGCCGTGGCTGCGGCTCGAAGGAAGTAAGATGGGCATTCTACAAACTCTACTCGGTGCGGAGAAGCGGACGTTCAATAGCGCCGACGACTTTTGGTATTCGCCCATCCTGGCGTGGTCGCCGACCGAGTCGGGCGTCAAGGTGGACAGCATGAGCGCGATGCGAAGCGCGGCTGTCGCGGCGTGCGTGCGGGTACTTAGCGAGTCCGTGGCGTCCCTACCGTTGCACCTGTACCAGAGGCTTGGCGACGGCGGAAAGGTGCGGGCAACTGGGCATTGGCTGTACACGCTGCTGCACGACGATCCAAACCAGCAGATGACGGCGTATCAGTGGCTTGAGACGGCGATGGTGCATCTGACGCTCACCGGGAATCATTTCTCGGAGTTGTCGCTGGATCGCTCGGGCCGCGCCACGGAGATGAAGCCGCTCTGGCCCGGTCGCGTTGATGTGCGGTTCAAGAAGGACTCGAACCAGATCGAATACGTGTACAAGGAGGAACTCGGGCAGGAGCGCGTGATCCCGATTGAGAACATGCTGCACATCCCCGGCCTCGGGTTTGATGGTGTGCTGGGCATGTCGCCGATCACGTACGCGCGCGAGACCATCGGCATGGCACTCGCTGGCGAGCAGTTTGGCGCGCGGTTCTATGGCACCGGGCTGAATCCGGGCCACATCATCACGATGCCAGAGGGCCAGCGGTTTGACGATGAGCAGACTACTAAGTTCCTTGACGACCTGAAGGAAAAGTACAGCGGTCTGGGCAGATCTCACAAGGTGCTGGTGCTACCGGCTGGGATGACGGTATCTGGCGTGGCGATCCCGCCAGAGGATGCACAGTACATCGAGTCCAGGCGCTTTCAGGTGGAAGAGATTTGTCGTATCTACCGTGTGCCGCTGCACATGGTGCAGGAGAATTCTCGGTCAACGAGTTGGGGAACCGGCATTGAGTCCATGACGCTCGGCTTTGTTACGTACACGTTGCGGCCGTGGCTGACGCGGATTGAGCAGGCGCTTGAGAAAAAGCTGCTGCCGACAAATCAGCGCAAGTCGTTTTTTGTGGAATTCTTGATTGAGGATCTGCTGCGGGGCGATCAGGCGGCGCGCAGCCAGTATTACATGCTCGCCATTCAGAATGGGTGGATGAATCGCAATGAAGTGAGAGTTATTGAGAACATGAACCCGGTTGATGGCGGCGACGAATACCTTGTGCCGCTGAACATGACTGTCGCCGGTGACGAGCCAAAAGAGATCGACATTCCCAATGAGGACAACGAAGACGAGGAAGAGCCGCGGCACAACTGCGCCGACCACGTCGAGACACACGCAGCGCCGCCGGTGGACTATCGCGGCATTGGGCGCTCGCGGCAGACTATACAACGTAGCTACGCGAAGGTGCTTCAGGATGTCTACGAGCGGCTGCTGAGGATTGAAAAGCACGATGTGATGCGGGCCGTCGAGGCCATAGCTGGCAAGCGTGCGGAGAGCGAGCTCGGTCAATGGCTGAATGAGTTCTATGAGAAGCATGCCCGCGCAAGCAGCAGGCAGCTAAGGCCGGTTATGCGCGCGCTCGCGGGAGCCGTCGGATCAGAGGCCATGCTTGAGGTCGGACGCGAGTTTGAATTCATTGACGAGTTATCGGATTGGGTTGACAATTACGTTGATCTCGCCGGCCGAAGATACACTGGACTGCAAATTTCCGAGCTGATGCGGCTGCTTGACAACGTCATGGCAGAGGGCGGCGATGTCGTCACCGCCTTCAATGCTAGGTTCGAGGAATGGGAAAGCGCGACTGGACTCCAGCGGGCGGTAACGCGAGCCGGGAATGAGGTGGTCCGCCTAGGCAACGGATTCGCGCACGAGACGTGGAAACAGTCCGGTATCAGGTCAACCATGTGGGTTAACACTGGCGATAAGACGTGCCCGATGTGTGAGCATCTCGATGGGCGCGTGATTGCGATAGACAAGAACTACATGGATGACGGGGACTCAATCGG